ACCAGTGTCAACCATGATATCCACCAATTATTTCAGTTTAAGTGTTGTCAGAAGATCCACCTACCTCCACATATTCCCGCCTACCAAAGATGTTGTGGTTTCTGGTTTCATATACCGTATTAACTATACTTACATCTGGATTGATATATGTCTTGCTTATCGGTGGTGGTGTTAGTGTTGGTGTTATGGTTTCTGTTTGCATTTTACTCTCCTTTTATTTATTAAATTATTCATCTAATTTTAATTGGTAGACTTCTGTATATGTAGATTCTACCTTCTCCCAATTTCCTATTGATGTGGATGAAAATAAATAGTTCTCTGCTTGATAGTTGGAATTAGGTTTAATAAACCAATAGAACTGCGGTCTTTTATCCTTGTTATCGTGAGCATTAGCATTGACCCTTAAATATTTCCCCTTTAATCCTTTCACATCTATTGTGTCACCGTTCTGTAATGTTATATCTGGCTCAATCTGTGGGCAGGTGTCAACTATGTTTGTAAATTTTGCACCAATTCCCTTAATGCTCAATCCGTGCATCGCAATTAATTCAGCAAGAACACCAAGATGCGATATTTCCAATTCTCTTTCTCCCCTGTATTTATCTGTTCCCTCTTTATATACATCCTCACTCAATATACTTCTCGCCATTGCCATTTGCAGGGCGATTTGTTCCAAAACTTTTGGATATGGGATGTTATGTTTCCTCATCCTCAACTATATTTTCCACCACCGCCAGATTATCCTGTTCCAATACCGATTCCTCACTTTCCCAAGCCAATGAAAATTCTTCATTTGAAAATAGTTCTGTTAATCCAGATATTTGTGCCAACCTCAAAACCTCATCCGCATCCATCCCAAGTTCTTTGGATATTTTTTTATTAGACCAATTTCTTTTCTTTAAATCAACCACAATATCAGACATAGCATCAACCTGATGTTTTCCCCTTGCCCTGTTATGCCTTATTGTTGAGGCAACTCGGTCATTTATCCCCTGTTGTGTGTTCCTTATATTTACAACGGGCAGGTAGCCTAATAGTCTTTTCCTAATATCTTCACACTCCCTTCCAACCCTATTCCTATGAAACCCATCCACAACCTCCGACTTTCCATTGATAGACATTGATACAATGGGTTGGGTAAACCCATCGTTGTTAATGCTTAGCCTTAATAATTCCATTTCTGGCGGTGCAACATTATTAGGGTTATAATCATTTGCATAAACCGTTTCTCCTCTGACCCACAATACACAGTCAACGGGTTCGTTTTTAAATGGACTAATTTCGTGTAATAGTGTTTTTATTTCATTGATTACCCCTATCCGCTCATCTGTATCCATTTTCTTAATCTGCTCTATTGTCTTTTTAAACAACTTAATTATCCCCATATTGTAAATTCCTCATCTGTTCTTTGTTGTTTTTTTAGTTTTAAGTATTTTTTATATGCATCTGTCTTGTGTTGTGTAAAACCTAACCCCTTACACCAATAGTCGTTTCTTAATAACGATTTACACACCCTCCGCCAAGATGGAACTAACTTCTTACCTTCCAATATTTTAGGTGCATAGTCTGGAATCCCATTAGGGTAACCCCTTTCCTTCCACCATTTAGTATATGTGAATATCTTGTTTAAATAATGTTCTTTTGTTATCTCTGGGATGCTATTTAAAAATAAATCACTAAAAGATTGCCAAGTGTGATTCTTGGGTAATTCTATATTATTATATCCACTTATAGACCCACTTTCATTGACATATAATGCCCCTGAGTTTGCCCCATTTACCCTTGCCACAACTTTTGCCCAAGTTTCTGGCTCTATTAAGTGAAATAACCACAAACCCCTTCTCTGGTCATCTCCATAGGGTTGGCATATTCTTTGTTGATGAATCGACAGTCCTGCCTTGTGCATCAACTCATATAATTGATTGTATATTTTTTCAGGATATTTATAATGATAAATCCATATATCTTCCGTTTTCCAATCATATATTGGATATGCATTAAAAACATTATCGGTGACCCTTGTTGTGTAGCATTTATCTTTATATCGTTCCTTTACCTTTGAGGCTATTGTTCTATACCTGTTCAAACTCTCATCAGACCTTATACCAACAAGACAACAGGTCTTTTCTCCGCCAGAATACCACTCACCGAACTCTGGGACAAACTCCTCAAACTCCATCCCATCCCTAAAGAATGGAAAATATTCTGGGTTGATAATAGAATTTTCTGGCGGTGTTCTTATCCAATCATTTTGCTTTTTATTATCCCAACATTTCCAAAACGGTTCATAAACAGAAACCGCATTTCTCAAGTGAATAGGCAGACATACCCAATAGATATCTAAATAATTCTCATACTGTTTTAGACACTTATGTGCGTGGTCTATTGTAAGTTTATATTGCCCCTCTAAGTCAACAAGCAATAATCCTATTTTCCTCCCCCTTTTAATAGCCTCATCCATAACAAGGTGTAGCATAACCGTTGAATCTTTCCCTGCACTAAAACTCAAGTAAATTTTATCAAACTCATCAAAGATAAACTCAACCCTCTCACGAGAGGCATCTAACACGTTTTTATCTAATCTATATTTAGGCATAATTGGATTTCCCTATTTTCTTTTATCCATTTTCTTAACACTTCTTCGGCAATTTTATTACTTCTACATTGAACATCCCTTTCAAGGAGATTCCAAGCCTCCATCGTAATAGTATTTGGAATATTTCCATATAAACAACAAGCACCCTGCCCGATATATGCTATCTTATTAATTGACGGATTTGTAAAATTCTGTTCACAAGAATATTTCCAATCAATAACTAATTGCATATACTGACGGGTCAGATTTTTAGAATTAAACATTTTAACCGCCCCTTCAATCTTTTCCAACTTACCTGCCCCAGAACAATTATCATAAAATCCACATTTATAATCTTCCCATAGTTGGTATGGATGATAAATTCTATTTGTAAGCATTCTCATCCCCAATATGGTAACCACTATCATATTCTGCTTTGAGTTTGTAATACAGTTCTTCCCTCTGGAAGTATTTAGCCAAGCCAACTTTATAGGCAGGTTTGTGTCCCCGCCTTTCCAACTCAACAATGATTTCACAATCTTCATATGTACCTATTAGATATTCTTGATAATTAAGGCTAAATCCACCGTGATAATCCTTCAGGTGACATTTTGCACATTGGAGATTGCAATTTCTCAAATCCCATCTGGTGCTAATATGGGTTCTTGATATGTAATGTGACACTTGGAGGGTGTCATCGCATCCACAGGTGATACAAACTTTATCCCTTACCCTGACAATCTTTCTAATAATGGCATCCAACTTATTATTGATTGTTTTGAGTTTACTCATTTACCAGAGTCTCCCATTTTGACCGATTGCCTTATGCTTATGATGATAATCCCTCTGATATGCCCTGCGACAGTCATCGCATTGAGGGTGGCGGTACATTCCTTGTTTAATAAATTCTGCCTCTGACTTCTCAACCTTGCAGGATTTACATAATTTTCTCATTATTCTCCTTATTCTTAACAGGGCAGGGACAGGCAGGAATCGAGTCAACCTGCCCCCATTTGCCCTTTTAATTGGAGGTTTCAATCCTGTCCACCTCCTTTAAACATTCAGCAGTAATGTGTGGTTGGCAATGTCCTATCTCATCAACCAAGACTTTTAGCACCACAATAACTTTTTCCAATTTTTCCACCTTATTTCCTAAAATCACCTTCTCCTCAAATAACTGAATACTCCTCAATGACAGTCGCAGATTGTCCTTACTCCATTCATTCGCCTGTCTTTTACAATACTCCTCTAACTCTGCAATGAGTGATTGTGTAATATCATCACCTAAATCGTATTTGTTTACAATTATACCAACTCTCATACCGTGTATTTCCTGCTGATTTTACCAAGAGCCTTATCAATCTCTGCTTTGATTTCTTCCTGCGATGCTGAATTATCTAACAACTCCTTCTTCTCAATCACTCTGGCTTTCATTTCAACCTTCTTGTTTCTCTTGTCACGAATTTCAGTTGTCTTTTCACAGTATGGACTTTTAAGCCAAGTCCTGAACCCTGCCCTGTAATCCTTGTAGGTCTTACCATTGGCATCTAAATAATCTTTAAACCTATCAAATTGCTTTTCTACATTCACATCCAAATTCTTATCCTGTAATTCACTTAAATGAATTTTGTCGATTGATTCAATGGTCTTAATAGATTTACTATTCTTTGCTTTACTATTCTTTACTGTACTATGCTTTACTATACTGTTCAACACCTGTTCAACACCTGTTCCCTTTTTGTTCAAGGATTGTTTAGGTTTTGCTTTGTTTCTCGATATACCAGACATCTT